GAAGGTGCAGCTTGAGTACGCAGCACTGCGTAACGAGGCTCCCACCATCCAGTTCTTAGGAGGCGGCGATGGCACAAACACCTGAAGCAAAAGTAAAAGCATCCGTACGCAAGATACTGGATGCTTTGGGCGTCTACTACTTCATGCCTCCGGGCATGGGGATGGGGCGCTCGGGGATACCCGACATCATCGGCTGTTTGAATGGGGAGTTCATCGCCATTGAATGTAAGGCAGGCAAGGGCAAGACCACTGCGCTTCAAGAGCGTGAGCTGTTGGCCATCTGCAACCACGGGGGGTTTACATTCATTGCGCGTGAGGACTGCTTGGACGAACTGAAACAATTACTACAGGAGAAGAAAGATGGACATGGATGAAGAGATGAATAGGCTGTCACGCGAAGCGTTGGCACGCCTTGCGACGATCGACGAAGATGAGAGGCGGCAGTTGGGTTACATCCTGACGCTGCTGGCTGACTGCTATGGCAAGGGCGCAAAGGGTATGGCGGTGCTGGTCTTTCGCCGTGGCCCAGAGGACTTAGGCATCATGGGTGTGAACACAACCGACATGGATGCGGCGGACATGGTGCGCGAGGCGTCAGACGTTATGAACTTTGCTTTGACACGCGATGCCCCTGCCAAGGAGATGTTTAATTGACTGCCCCTTATGACCGGATACTGACGATCGACTTTGAGACGTACTGGGACACCAGTATCGGCTTCACTTTGAGCAAGATGACAACCGAGGAGTACATACGCCATGAGAGTTTCAAATCATTCGGAGCTTGCGTCCATGAATTTGGAAGCGACGAGCCAACTCGATGGTATCGAGACAGCGAACTACGTGAGTACCTTCATGGAGTGGACTGGGGGCGAACCGCAGTACTTGCACACAACGCACAGTTCGATGTATCAATTATGGAGTGGGTCTACGGAGTACAACCAGCCTTTATCTTTGATACGTTATCAATGGCGCGAGCTTTACGTGGCGTGGAAGTTGGAAATTCCTTGGCAAGACTTGCCACCGCCTTTGGACTCCCCGCCAAAGGCACCGCCGTTTATTCAACTAATGGAGTTCACGAGTTGGACACCGCGCTCGAAGGGGAGTTATCTGAGTACTGCAAACATGATGTGTTTCTGTGCGAAGAAATATTCAAACGGCTTGTTGCGTCCTATCCATCAAAGGAACTTAGGCTTATTGATATGACGCTGAAGATGTACACGCGTGCCGTGCTTGTACTAGACCCCAATATGTTGACTGATGCCATCCTTGAGGAGAAAGAAAAACGTGAATCCCTTTTACAAAAGCTCGGCGTGGAGGAGACTGCACTTGCGTCGAACCCGCAGTTTGCGGCAATACTTACTGCCATGGGCGTCACGCCCCCTACGAAAGTCAGCAAGACCACTGGGAAGGAGGCGCTTGCTCTTGCAAAAAATGACGCGCTATTTCAAGCGATGCTCAATGGTGAACGTGAAGACCTTGCCCTTCTTTGTGAAGCGCGTCTTCGGGTTAAGTCAACCACCGAGCGCACAAGGGCTCAGAGATTCCTCGACATTAGTAAACGTGGAACCTTACCAGTACCTCTCTCGTACTACGGTGCGCAGACTGGTAGGTGGACGGCGAGTAAGGGCAGTGCCATCAACATGCAAAACCTCAAGCGAGGTTCGTTCCTACGCAAAGCAATTATGGCTCCCAAGGGGCACCAGCTCGTGGTCGGCGATCTCTCTCAGATTGAGCCGCGAGTACTCGCATGGCTTTCGGATTACACAGACATGCTCGACATCTTCCGTGCGGGGGGTGACCCTTATGCTGCGTTCGGCGCTCAGATGTTCAACATACCCGGACTTAGTAAGGAGTCGCATCCAGACCTACGGCAGTCTGCGAAAAGCGCTTTACTCGGCTGTGGTTACGGCCTCGGGTGGGCATCGTTTGCGTCACAGTTGTTGGTCGGCTTCCTCGGCGCACCGCCTCAGAGGTATGACTTAGCCTTTGCAAAGAAGTTGGGCGTGTCGCAGGCCATGGCAGAGCGGTTCCTTGATTGGGAAGTCAACGTCGAGAAGCTCGAAGCCATTCCCCATACGTGTACTACCCGCGAGTTGGTGATCCACTGCCTTGCAGCCAAGGCCATCATCGACAAGTACAGGGCTACGGCTACGCCTGTGGTGGACTTCTGGGGTATGTGCGCAGAGCTGATCGAGTCCAGCCTGTACAGGGGCAAGGAGTACACGCACAAGTGCCTGACCTTTAAGAAGGGGCAGATCATTCTGCCAAGCGGCATGAGCTTACTGTATCCTGACTTGGCCATCCGCCGTACCAAGGACGAGAAAACAAAAAAAGAACAAGTGGAGTGGACATACGGTGAAAACAGGACTAAGATATATGCAGGAAAGATTACCAACAACGTCACGCAGGGCGTAGCGAGATGCGTGATGACGGACGGTATGGTTAGAACTGCAAAGAGGTACTTTGTAGCGGGAACAGTGCATGACGAGCAGATCGTCGTGGTTCCTGATGCAGAGGTGCAAGAGGCGAAGACTTGGGTCTTGGCCCAGATGACTATGGAGCCGCCCTATATGCCGGGCATTCCATTGGACGCTGACGGTGGTGCGCACCGTAGGTATGGGTTAGCAAAAAACTAAGGAGAAGAATGAAGATACCAACAACAATACGCGTAGGCAAACACAAGTACTCGGTGGAGGTGGTGGAGGCCATGCTGCGCAAGCGGGATCGAGCGAGGGTCTACTACGGCACACGCAAGATCGAGCTGGGGCGCAACAGTAACGTGACAGGCAAACGCTTTAGCGACACTCAAGTGAACGATGCCTTCTGGCATGAGGTCACACACGCGATACTCGAAGACATGGGCCGACACAGTTTGAACGCTGATGAGAAGTTCGTCACCGAGTTTGCCAACCGCCTGACACAAGCCATCAAGACTGCGAAGTTTGCATGAAAAAAGTAACGTGGAGCCACAGCGCTCTGAAGGACTACGAGGGTTGTGCTCGGCGCTACCACGAGGTCAAGGTCTTGAAGAAGTACCCCTTCCAAGAGACTGAGGCTACGCGGTACGGCAACGACGTGCATGAGGCCATCGAGTTGTACATCAGAGACGCTACACCCATCCCTGCAAAGTATGCGCAGTTCCAGCCTGTAGTAGACGCCATGCTGGCCAAGTCGGGACGCAAGCTGGCTGAGTATGAGATGGGCGTTACGGCTGACCTCCAGCCTACTGGGTTCAAGTCAAAAGATGTATGGGTTCGAGGCATTGCCGACATCCTTGTCATCGATGACGATAACCTGACGGCGTGGGTGGGGGACTGGAAGACGGGTAACAACCGCTACCCTGATCGTGACCAGCTCGTGCTCATGTCCCTCATGGTGTTCGCACACTTCCCCCATATCCGCAAGGTTAACTCTGCACTTTTATTTATTGTCAAAGATGATATGGTCAAGATGCAGATGCAACGTGAGCAAGCCGAGGCGTTCTGGTGGAAGTACCGTGAGCGTGTGGCTCGGCTCGAAGGCAGTTTTGCAAACGAAGTGTGGAACCCCACATCAACCCCGCTGTGCGGCTGGTGCCAAGTCACTGGCTGCGAGTTCAACCCCAAGCACTAGGAGCCAACCATGGCACAGCCAAGCAGTAAAAGAAATTACGCAAAAGAGTATGCCGATTACCACGGTAAGCCCGAGCAGGTAGCCAACAGAGGCGAGCGAGTCAAGGCTCGGCGCATCATGGAGAAGTCGGGACAAGCAACCAAAGGTGACGGCCTCGATGTCGATCACATCAAGCCACTGAAAAGTGGTGGCACATCTGCCAAAGGTAATTTGCGGATGCAGAGCGTGGCAAAGAACCGCGCCAGCTCAAAGAAATAAACGGAGAAGCAAGTGGAAATTGTTGACGACAAGGCACTCATACTACGCACACGAAACCCTCACAAGTACAGCATCATTCCCAAGCACAAAATCGTGGAGACACACGGTGATGGCTCGTCGTCTGTGGCTGTGTACTGGGGTCTTGATGAAGCGCGTGTGCTGCGTAATCTGGGCGTAAAGAACGTACCCTCGCCGATCACTCGGCGCTATGACTGGCCGGGCAGGTACATACCGATGGCCCACCAGAAAGAGACAGGGGCGTTTCTCACGATGTACCGCCGTGCGTTCGTGTTCAGCGAACCCGGCACAGGCAAGACGCTCTCCGCACTGTGGGCAGCAGATTACCTGATGAAGCTAGGTAAGGTCAGGCGGGTGCTCATACTGTGCCCACTGTCGATCATGCACAGCGCATGGATGGGAGACATCAACAGCAGCATCATTCACAGGTCTGCCGTTATCGCGCACCATCCGCAGGCTGCTCGGCGCATAGAGATGATCCAGCATGACTACGAGATCGTTATCACCAACTACGAAGGGCTCAACCTGATCGCAGAAGAAGTGGTGGCTGATGGCAGGTTTGATCTGGTGATTGTCGATGAGGCCAACGCCTACAAGACACCCACTACACGGCGCTGGAAGGCGCTCAATTCAATCCTGACACCTAACACCTACCTGTGGATGATGACGGGCACTCCAGCGTCCCAGTCTGCTGTGGATGCGTATGGCTTGGCCAAGCTGGTCAACCCCGATGGTGTGCCAAGATTTTTCACGGCATGGCGCGACATGGTGATGAACAAGGTGACGGTGTTCAAGTGGGCACCCAAGGCTGATGCCAAGGAGCGTGTGTTTGAGGCGTTGCAACCAGCAATACGTTTTACCAAAGAGCAGTGCCTTGACTTGCCGCCCGTCATCACGATGACGCGTGAGGTCCCCATGACCCCGCAGCAGAAGAAGTACTACGAGCTGCTCAAGGACCGCATGCTGGTGCAGGCTGCTGGAGAGACGATCACGGCGGTCAATGCTGCTGCTGGCGTGAGCAAGCTCTTGCAGATCAGTTGCGGTGCAGCGTACACCGATACCAAAGAAGTGGTGGAGTTTGACTCAGCGCCGCGCTTGGCTGTGCTCGAAGAGATACTGGAGGAGACGGACCGCAAGGTCATCATCTTCGCTCTGTTTCGCAGCACCATCGACACGATCAGCAGACACCTAACCAAGAAAGGAATTGCCAACGAGTGTATCCATGGCGACATCACCCCGAGCAAGCGGGGACAGACGATCAACCGATTTCAAACGGAAGAACAACCCCGGGTGCTGGTTATGCAGCCCGCAGCATCGGCCCATGGGATTACCCTGACTGCTGCTGATACCGTGGTGTTCTATGGGCCGTTGATGAGCGTTGAACAATACATACAGTGCTGCGCACGGGCCGATCGCAAAGGTCAGACTGCTGAAAAAGTTACTGTAATACATATCGAGGGTAGCCCCATCGAGAGGCGGATGTTCAAAGCATTGGCTGGGAAAGTTAGTGATAACTCACTTCTGACCGAAATGTTTGACATCGAAATTAAATCTTAAAAAGGAGTATGCAAAGCCCAAAAAACCCGTGTACACTGTCCAACCTTAGACAAACATAACAGGAGAAGTAGATGAGCGAAGATGCAATACCGCTGGATAAACTGGCGAAGATTTACCGCAAGTTGCGGGGCAAGATCACTGAGCTGACGCAAGAGTACGACACGCAAGTCGAAGTGCTTAAGAGTCAGCAAGACGAGATCAAGAACGCAATGAAAGATCAGATGAAGGCGCTGGGCGTCACGTCTGTACGAACCTTAGAAGGAACCGTGGTGCTGTCTGTGAAGACGCGCTACTCCACACAGGACTGGGATGAATTTAAAAAGTTTGTCTTGGAACACGAAGCTCTTGAGCTTCTGGAGAAGCGCATTGCCCAGACCAACATGGCGCAATTCTTAGAAGAAAATCCGGGCAGCATGCCTCCCGGCCTCAACTCGTCGTCCGAGTACGACATATCTGTCCGTAAACCAACCTGAAGAAGATCATGAGCAACGTATCCCTTTTCAATCCATCCCAAGTCCCAGCTTTTGCACGTAACGCAGAGCTGTCCGCAACTACACTGGCGCTGGCTGGTGGCCCTGCTCCATCGGGCCTCAAGCGTGTCTCGATCAAGGGCGGTGTGTTCCGCTTGCTGTCTGGCGGCAAAGAAGTCGCCGCTATTGACGAGCGCTATCTGGACGTCATCATCGTCAAGGCCGCGCCCAAGACCAGCCGTATTTTCTACGCTGGCTCCTACGACAAGGATGCTCCCGCTGCCGCACCTGACTGCACATCCGTTGACGGTGATAAGCCTGATGCAGGCGTGAAGAACAAGCAAGCGTCAAGCTGCGCTCAGTGCCCACAGAACATCGCAGGTTCAGGCAATGGCCAGACCCGTGCTTGCAAATATCAGCAGCGCATTGCTGTGGTCTTGGCCAACAACCCTGAAGGTGATGTCTTGCAGGTAACACTGCCTTCGCAATCAATCTTTGGTAAGGACGAAGGCGGCAAGCGCCCATTGCAGGCATACGCCCGCTACATGGCAGCGCAGACTCCTCCGGTCAGTATTGACGCCGTTGTGACCCGCATGAAGTTTGATACCAGTGTCGAGTCACCAAAGCTGTTGTTTGAAGCAAAGCGTTGGTTGACCGATGACGAGTACGTGGCAGCGCAAGACCAGTCGCACTCCAGCGATGCGGCCAAGGCAGTATCGGCTACCCCTGCGGCTACAGATGGCGTGACTTCTGTGCCTGTTGCGCCCTTGAAGATCGAAGGCAAGCGCCCCATGGGTGAGCTGACCAAGGAAGAGGACGCCCCGGTGTACGAGCCCATCGCGGCCAAAGCCAAGGCCAAAGCCAAGGCTGCACCCGTTGAGGAAGAAGCCGAAGAGCCGGAAGTGCGTCAAGCTGCGGCACCCAAGCCAACCGCCGTTCCAGCGAAGAAGTCCAAGCTGGCTGACATCGTATCCGATTGGGATGACGAGTAATTGAAGTTTCGCTAGGCCGCAGTCGGCGGTCGCATTGCGTGTGCCGGGGTTTCAATAAAGTTCCTCGTTATTACGCCTCAACATGCCCACGACTGCGTTTCCCGTTCTGCGTGTCCTAGCGCCCTACTCAAACCACTATGGCCTATTCACAAAAAATCATTGACGATGTAGCGAAGACCCCCAAGTCTCTGGGCAACCAGCTTGGGCGGTGGGCCATCCACCTCGACTTCCCCGTCACAAAGATCGCCCGTGCATTGGGCGTATCACGACAGACCGTATACAACTGGTTCACTGGCACTGAGGTGTTCGTGGCATACCGTAACCGCGTCGAGTTCCTTACAACAATAATGCAGACCTCAAGGGATGCAGACACAGCATGGAGAAGAATATGTCAAGAATACAACCTCGAACCTTGAGCACGCAGGAGTTGATCCGATTCTGCGCGGACCTTATTACAGACGAGCGGGGCTTGCCCAAAGAGTGGCAGGTGGAACTGCTTCGCCGAATTGTTGTGTTGGCCCCTGAAAACGAACACCCTGCGCAAGACCCGCGACAACTCGACTTGTTCCTGAAAAACTAAACCCAAGGATTTTCATGGAACCGCTTGATTTTTTAGCGGCTGTACTCC